GGGATTATCTCCGCGTAACTGACAACAAGGGGAAAAAGCACGATGTGCTGACCGGAAGTGATGACGGTCGCCACAGCAACACGTCTCTGGCGTGGGGAGCTGGCGTGCAGTTTAACCCGACCGAATCCGTGGCCATTGATGTCGCTTATGAAGGCTCCGGCAGTGGTGACTGGCGCACTGACGGGCTCATCGTGGGTGTTGGTTATAAATTCTGATTAGCCAGGTAACACAGTGTTATGACAGCCCGCCGGTTCAGGCGGGCTTTTTTGTGGGGTGAATATGGCAGTAAAAATTTCAGGTGTACTGAAAGACGGCACAGGAAAACCGGTACAGAACTGCACAATCCAGCTGAAAGCAAAACGTAACAGCACCACGGTGGTGGTGAACACGCTGGCCTCAGAAAATCCGGATGAAGCCGGGCGTTACAGCATGGACGTTGAGTACGGTCAGTACAGCGTTATTCTGTTGGTGGAAGGATTCCCGCCGTCACATGCCGGGACCATCACCGTGTATGAAGATTCTCAACCCGGTACGCTGAATGATTTTCTCGGTGCCATGACGGAGGATGATGCCCGTCCGGAGGCACTGCGCCGTTTTGAACTGATGGTGGAAGAGGTGGCGCGTAACGCGTCCGCGGTGGCACAGAACACGGCAGCCGCGAAGAAGTCAGCCGGCGATGCCGGCACATCTGCCCGTGAGGCGGCAACCCATGCGACTGATGCTGCAGGCTCAGCACGCGCAGCCAGCACGTCAGCCGGACAGGCCGCTTCGTCGGCTCAGTCAGCGTCTTCCAGCGCAGGAACGGCATCAACAAAGGCCACTGAAGCGGAAAAAAGTGCTGCCGCTGCAGAGTCCTCAAAAAGCGCGGCAGCTACCAGTGCCAGTGCCGCGAAAACGTCAGAAACGAATGCCGCAGCGTCACAACAATCAGCAGCCACTTCTGCATCCACCGCGACCACGAAAGCGTCAGAAGCTGCCACCTCAGCCCGGGATGCGGCGGCCTCAAAAGAGGCAGCGAAATCATCAGAAACGAACGCATCCTCGAGCGCCAGTAGCGCAGCTTCCTCGGCAACGGCGGCAGGAAATTCCGCGAAGGCGGCAAAAACGTCAGAGACGAACGCCAGGTCTTCTGAAACGGCAGCGGGACAGAGCGCCTCGGCTGCGGCAGGCTCAAAAACAGCGGCTGCGTCGTCTGCCAGTGCAGCGTCAACAAGTGCCGGGCAGGCCTCAGCCAGTGCCACCGCCGCCGGAAAATCGGCAGAAAGCGCCGCATCGTCTGCTTCAACAGCCACAACGAAGGCTGGCGAAGCCACTGAACAGGCCAGCGCAGCAGCGAGGTCTGCTTCCGCAGCGAAGACATCCGAAACGAACGCGAAAGCGTCGGAAACCAGCGCAGAATCCTCAAAAACGGCTGCCGCATCGTCAGCCAGTTCGGCGTCGTCATCGGCATCATCGGCGTCTGCTTCAAAAGATGAGGCGACCAGACAGGCGTCAGCAGCGAAGAGCAGCGCCACGACGGCATCCACGAAGGCAACAGAGGCGGCAGGCAGTGCGACGGCAGCATCTCAGAGCAAAACTACTGCTGAATCCGCTGCGACCCGTGCGGAAGCTGCTGCTGATCGTGCTGAAGAGATTGCCGGTGCAGTTGCGATGGAAGACGCAAGCCTTACAACTAAAGGTGTTGTGAAACTTAGCAGTGCTGTTGATAGCACCAGTGAATCGCTGGCCGCAACGCCAAAAGCAGTTAAAGCAGCCAATGACAATGCGAATAGCAGGGTGCCATCTAACCGAAAAGTTAACGGAAAAGCATTGACTGCGGATATAACATTAACGCCGAAAGATATTGGTACTTTAAATTCAGTAACGATGTCTTTCTCTGGCGGGGCTGGGTGGTTCAAACTGGCTACGGTTACCATGCCACAAGCGAGTTCCATCGTTTACATCGCATTGATTGGTGGCGCTGGTTACAACGTCGGTTCCCCACATCAGGCAGGCATTTCAGAACTGGTTCTACGAGCAGGCAATGGAAACCCCAAAGGAATTACCGGGGCTTTGTGGAAGCGTACAGCCGTCGGATTAACGAATTTCGCCTGGATCAACACATCCGGCGATACATATGATATTTACGTTGAGATTGGCAATTATGCGACGAGTGTAAATATCCATTGGGATTGTACTGCAAATGCGTCAGTTTCTGTTTATACCTCGCCAACATATTCAGCGAGTAAGCCTTCCAGCGTTACCTATGGTGTTGTTTATACGATGTATAGCTCACATCAGAAACCTACACCATCAGATATTGGAGCACTGCCAACAACCGGAGGAACAGTTTCAGGTCCGTTGTCTGTTACAGGTGGATTAACTGGTTCATTGAATGGTAATGCAAGTACAGCCACGAAATTGCAGACGGCAAGATCTATCGGTGGAGTTGTTTTCGACGGTTCTGCAAATATTAACCTTCCAGGTGTAAACACTACGGGTAATCAGAACACCACTGGTAATGCTGCAACTGCTACAAAACTTCAGACTGCAAGAAAAATATCCGGTGTTCCATTTGATGGTTCTACTGATATCACTTTAACCGCCGCGCATGTGGCTGCTTTTGCCAGAAGGGCAACGGATACATATGCCGATGCGGATGGTGGCGTTCCCTGGAATGCCGAATCAGGCGCTTACAATGTCACCCGCTCTGGCGACACCTATATTCTGGTTAACTTCTATACCGGAGTCGGAAGTTGCCGGACCCTGCAGATGAAGGCGCATTACAGAAATGGAGGTCTGTTCTACCGTTCCTCAAGAGATGGCTATGGTTTTGAGGAAGGCTGGGCAGAAGTTTATACCTCGAAAAATCTTCCACCAGAAAGCTACCCAGTTGGCGCACCAATCCCGTGGCCATCAGATACCGTTCCGTCTGGTTATGCCCTGATGCAGGGGCAGACTTTTGACAAATCTGCTTACCCGAAACTTGCAGCGGCTTATCCGTCAGGCGTGATCCCTGATATGCGTGGCTGGACGATTAAGGGCAAGCCCGCCAGTGGTCGTGCCGTATTGTCTCAGGAACAGGATGGCATTAAATCGCATACCCACAGCGCCAGCGCATCCAGTACGGATTTGGGGACGAAAACCACATCGTCGTTTGATTACGGCACTAAATCCACGAATAACACCGGGGCGCATACCCATAGTGTTAGCGGTACGGCTGCTTCAGCCGGTGCACATACCCATTCGATAACATTTGTTTCAGGTGGCACCAAAGGTGCTCCGGGAAGTGGATCACCTGATTATTCTAAATACAGTGTTAACACTTCTTCTGCAGGCGCTCATACGCACTCTGTATCGGGTACTGCTGCAAGCGCAGGTGCACACGCACATACTGTAGGTATTGGTGCGCATACGCACTCGGTTGCGATTGGTTCACATGGACACACCATCACCGTTAACGCTGCTGGTAACGCGGAAAACACCGTCAAAAACATCGCATTTAACTATATTGTGAGGCTTGCATAATGGCATTCAGAATAAGTGAACAACCACGGACCATAAAAATTTATAATCTGCTGTCCGGAACTAATGAATTTATTGGTGAAGGTGATGCATATATTCCGCCTCATACAGGTCTGCCAGCAAACAGTACCGACATTGCACCGCCAGATATTCCAGCTGGCTTCGTGGCTGTTTTCAACAGTGATGAGTTATCGTGGCATCTCGTTGAAGATCATCGGGGTAAAACGGTTTATGACGTGGCTTCCGGCGACGCGTTATTTATTTCTGAACTCGGCTCATTACCGGAAAATGTCACCTGGTTATCCCCGGAAGGGGAGTTTCAGAAGTGGAACGGCACAGCCTGGGTGAAAGATGCAGAAGCAGAAAAACTATTCCGGATCCGGGAGGCGGAAGAAACAAAAAACAGCCTGATGCAGGTAGCCAGTGAGCATATTGCGCCACTTCAGGATGCTGTAGATCTGGAAATCGCAACGGAGGAAGAAACCTCATTGCTGGAAGTCTGGAAAAAGTATCGGGTGTTGCTGAACCGTGTTGATACATCAACTGCACCGGATATTGAATGGCCAACAGGACCCATTATCGAATAGTGCATTACGAACTGCAGGATATTATATGGGATAATATTCTGCAGTTTATTGGGGCTGTATTTTAAAAAGGTGTTTATTTTGAGTGAGTTATCACCTTGTTCTTTCCGGTTCTTTTGGCTTGATATAACGCTTTATCGGCATTGACTAACATTTCAGATGGACTGAGATTATTCTCTTTTGAAGTAAAACAACCAATACTGACGGTTATTTTCTCAGGTCCATGCGATAATAATTTTTTCGAGCATTGCTCTTCAATGTTTTTTCTGATTCGCTCTGCAATTGATAGCAAGAGCTTTTGAGTATTACCTTTAATGATAATACCGAACTCCTCACCGCCTAAGCGCCCTAATATATCCTCTTTCCTGATGGATTTTTTTATTATTCTGGTAACCATTACTATGACTTGATCACCCATATGATGCCCCCATTTGTCATTGATGCTTTTGAAATTGTCAATATCTAACATTATTACTGAGAAATCATGGTGTTTTGATATATTCTTCAATGAGTCAATAAAGTATCTTCTATTGTATGTATTCGTTAGTGGATCATGAATTGCCATATGATTAGCATGATTTAATTTCCTGAAAACATAATACATGAGTGTTGAAATGATATAAATCATTGATATCAATTCAAGAAATTTTGTCATGTACCATGCAGGATGGGATTTATCAATAAAATACAATAAAATTAGGTTATTGCATACTGACACTATACTAATAAGTATTATACACAACCATATTTTTGAGTAATTACGTATGCTGATGCATGAGCTGATAAGTAATACAAGCCAAAATACTGATATTATTTTGGTGTACACGATATTCCACGTCGACAAATGACGATTCAGTGAGTATTGTATAATATTAAGACTATATTTTATATTGTCACTGCTT